GTGCGGAAATTTGACAACATGAGTGGGACAGCCAAGGACACGTGCTCTGACTGCAATTCAGAGAATATTAAAATAGGAATCACGAATATATCTTCTGGAGCTACCGTTTACCCGAAATACTGCGACGACTGCGGGCGCGTCATGACGAAGTACGTTAAGCGCAGGACGGCTATTCAGTACGCAATAAATAATGGCCCGATGAAATACGTGAAAACAAAAACGGCGCAATTTTATGAAAGGAAGAATATAACTATAATGTGCAGGGTATGTAATTCCGTTGGTGCTGAAATGCATCACTGGGCGCCGAAACATATTTTTGGCGATGAGGCGGAGCGTTGGCCGAAGGATCTGCTATGCAGAACATGCCATGCCCGATGGCATAATATGGTCACGCCGAACATGGCGCAGATGAAGGAGGATGGTCGTGAAGGACGCTGACCCCAACTCCCGCCAGGTCGGCGGGGATCACTACAAGGGCAAGACCGTCCAGCCGTGGGACTTCATCGCGGCGAACGAGCTCGGATTTTTTGAAGGCAATGTTGTAAAATATGTGACCAGATGGAAGGACAAGGGCGGCGTGCAGGATTTACACAAGGCGCGCCATTATCTTGATAAATTGATTGAGGTGGCTGGCGATGGCGCGCAGAACTAAGACGCCAGAGCAAGAGGAGGAAAAGCAGCGCAAGATTCATGCGGTGCTTCAGGGGATGCGGGAAGGCAAAAGCGCCTTCAAGGCGTGTCAAGCAGCGGGCGTTGCGCAGAGCACGTTCGGGTTTTGGGTCGATGAGGATCCGCAACTTGCTGTAGAATACGCGCGCGCGAGAGAGGATCTGATCGAGCGCATGGCGCAGGAGATTCTCGAGCTGAGCGACGCCGACGTGGGCGTGCAGCCGGACGGCAAGAAGGACTGGGCGGCGGTGCAGAAGCATCGTTTGCAGGTCGATAGCCGCAAGTGGCTGCTCTCCAAGCTGGCGCCGAAGAAGTACGGCGACAAGATCACGCATGCCGGCGACGAAGAGAACCCGGTAAAGGCGGATATCAGCATTCGATTCGTCAAGGCGGCAGATGCCTAACATCGACCTCCCAGAATGGTCAGAGAAGCTCTTCGATGAGGACGCGCGGTACTTCGCCCTCGTCGGCGGCCGCGGCAGCGGCAAGAGCTATTCCGTCGCGTCGGTGCTTATCCTGCGCGCGGCGTCGACGAAGCTGCGCATTCTCTGCGCTCGAGAGATCCAGAAGTCGATCAAGGACTCGGTGAAGCGCCTGCTCGACGATACGATCGAGCGCGCGGGGTTGCGCGATTTCTTCGTCTCAACAGACACCGAGATCCGCGGGAAGAATGGCTCGCTGATTCTGTTCGCGGGTCTGCGGACGAACATCGAGAGCATCAAGTCGATGGAAGGCATCGACATCTGCTGGGTTGAAGAGTCGCAGACCGTCAGCCAGGCGAGCCTGGATATCCTCATTCCGACGATCCGAAAGCCGAACAGCCAGATCTACTTCACGTGGAACCCGAACAGGGCGGACGATCCGGTTGACGCGATGTTCTTGAGCGAGAACCCGCCGCCGAAAACGGTGTTTCTGCGCGTCAACTTTGACAGCAACCCGTGGTTTCCGAGCGTCTTGCGCGCCGAGATGGAATACGACCGCTCCCGCGACCCCGAGAAGTACAGCCACGTCTGGATGGGGTCGTATCTGACCAACAGCGAGGCGCGCGTGTTCCGCAACTGGCGCATCGAGGAGTTCGAGGCCCCGCCAGACGCGATACACCGGCTTGGGGCGGACTGGGGCTTCGCAGTCGACCCTACGGTGCTTGTGCGCTGTTACATCGCTGGGAGGACGTTGTACGTCGATTACGAGGCATATATGGTCGGCTGCGAGATCACGTCGACGCCCGATCTGTTTATGACGGTGCCGGACGCCGAGCGCTGGCCGATCATCGCGGACTCGGCGCGTCCCGAGACGATCAGCCACATGCGGCGGCACGGCTTCCCGAAGATTCTGCCCGCGGTGAAGGGTCCGAAGTCGGTCGAGGAAGGCATCGAGTGGCTGAAGAGCTTCGATATCGTCGTTCACCCGCGCTGCCAGCATCTGATCGACGAACTGTCGCTCTACAGCTACAAGACGGACCCGTTGACAGGCATGGTCTTACCTGCTCTCGCCGACCGCGACAATCACTGCATTGATGCGTTACGATATGCGCTCGAGGGCGTGCGCCGGGCGAAGGTCTCAGCCACGCCCGCCGTGGTGACGCCGATTCCGATAGCCAACCGATGGTGACCGAATGGTCCGAATGACAAAGAGCGAGCGTCTCGACAAGCTCCACCAGGATGCAATGTCGCAGTTTGACGACATCCAGTCGGCTTTGCGGGACGAGCGGCTGCAATGCTTGCAGGATCGGCGCTTCTACTCGATCAGCGGCGCGCAGTGGGAAGGCCCGCTCGGGTATCAGTTCGAGAACAAGCCGCGCTTTGAGGTCAACAAGGTACATCTCGCGGTCATCCGCATCATCAACGAGTACCGCAACAGCCGCGTCACCGTCGACTTTGTTGCTAAGGACGGCGCGATCAACGATCGCCTCGCCGATACCTGCGACATGCTGTTCCGTGCGGACGAGCAGGATAGCGTCGCAAACGAGGCGTACGACAACGCTTTCGAGGAGGCGGTCGGCGGCGGCTTCGGTGCCTGGCGGCTGCGGACGTGCTACGAGGATGAGTACGACCCCGAGAACGAACACCAGCGCATTATGATCGAGCCGATCTATGACGCGGACTCGTCCGTGTTTTTCGACCTCGACTCCAAGCGCCAGGACAAGGCGGACGCCAAGCACTGCTTCGTCGTGTCATCCATGACACGCAAGGCGTATAAGGCGCAGTACGGCGACAGTCCGTCCGACTGGCCGAAGGAGATCCAGCAGACCGAGTTCGACTGGGATACGCCCGACGTGGTGTACGTCGCCGAATACTACGTCGTCGAGGAGGTGTCCGAGCTGTTGCGCATGTGGCGTGACATCGGCGGCAACGAGGAGCGGTACACGCAAGCCGACTTCGACGCCGATGAGGAGCTCGAGGCGACGCTGCTCGCCATCGGCTCGACCGAGGTACGTCAGCGGCGCATCAAGAAGCGGCGCGTTCACAAGTACATTCTCTCCGGCGGACGCGTGCTCGAGGACTGCGGCTACATCGCAGGCACGTGCATTCCCATCGTGCCGGTATTCGGTAAGCGCTGGTTTGTTGATAACGTCGAGCGCTGCATGGGTCACGTGCGCCTGGCGAAGGACGCCCAGCGGCTCAAGAACATGCAGCTCTCGAAACTCGGCGAGATCTCGGCGCTCTCGAGCGTCGAGAAGCCGATCATGGTGCCGGAGCAGGTCGCAGGGCATCAGATCCAGTGGGCTGAGGATAACCTCAAGAACTATCCCTACCTGCTTATCAACCCGATCACGACGCCCGATGGCAGCCAGCAGGCAGTCGGTCCCGTCGCTTATACCCGTAGTCCGGCAATCCCGCCCGCAATGGCCGCGCTCTTGCAGCTCACCGAAGTGGACATGCAGGACATCCTCGGCAACCAGGGCGAGGGCGACAAGATCGTCTCGAACATCTCGGGCAAAGCTATCGAGATGATCCAGCAGCGGCTGGACAACCAGACGTTTATCTACGTCTCGAACTTCGCCAAGGCGATGAAGCGCTGCGGCGAGATCTGGCTGTCGATGGCGCAGGAGGTCTACGTCGAGGAGGACCGCGCCATGAAGGGCGTCGATTCCGCCAACGAGATGCAGCAGGTCGTCTTGATGCGCCCGCGGGTGGACGAAAAGACGGGGCGTCTCGAGCTCGACAACGACTTGTCCCGCGCGAAGTTCGACGTGGTGGCGGATGTCGGCCCGTCCAGCTCCAGCCAGAAGGCGGCGACCGTGCGCGCCCTCACCGGCATGATGTCGATCACGTCCGATCCCGAGACGCAGCAGGTCTTGCAAGCGCTCTCGATGATGAACATGGAAGCCGACGGCATCGCCGACGTGCGCGACTTCTTCCGCAAGCGACTGGTGAGCATGGGCGTCGTCAAGCCGACCGAGACCGAACTCGAGGAGATGGCGGCGCTCGCAGGTCAAGAACAACCGACCGATCCGAACGCGATCTACCTGCAAGCCGCAGCCGAGGAGGCTGTTGCCAAGGCAGAGAAGGCGCGCGCGGACGTGCTCAACACCATCGCCGACGCCGAGCTGACGCAAGCCAAGACGGCGACGGAGCTTGCCAAGCTGCAAGGTGTAGCGCCCTCCCCTGCTCCTGCTGCGCCCGCCCAGCGTCCTCCCGCGCTTATGATTGCGGTAGGGGAGGGCGAGGAGATGGAGAAGGAAGAGGACGAGGAGGACGAAATCGAACGCGAGAAGCGGCTACTCGAGCTCGAGAACCTGCGCATCGACACCGCCATGAAGTTCAACGCAGCACAGCGCGCGGCAGGCGAGATGGTCGAGATGAGCGAGCAGATGCGAGAGCTGAAAGCGGCGGAGGAGTTCCTTAGCGACGCCGCTAAGCAGCTCGTGAGCGCCAGCGATGAGATCCAGTCGGCGATCAAGTCGCTCGTCGAGTCGAACAAGAAGAACGCAGAGGCCGCCATTGCGGCAATATCCAAACCGAAGCGCATCGTGCGCGAGAAAGGCCGAATCGTCGGCGTTGAGGTGGGCTGATGGCAACAAGCGCCTGGAACAAATTTAACGACTTCTCCGAGCAGCTCGTGCGCGGCGTTCACGACTTTGACGCTAATACGTTCAAGGTTGTATTGGCGTCTGCTGCGCCTAGCGCTTCCGATACTCAACTATCTCAGATTACAACACAGCTCTCGACGGGCGGTGGGTATACGACCGGCGGTGAGACGACGACGATCACGATCGCCGAAGTGTCGGGCACCACGACGGTGAGCGGCACCGAGATTGTATGGACGGGCTCAGGCGCAGGCTTCGGCCCGTTCCGCTACGCCGTACTGTACAACGACAGTGCAACGTCTCCTGCGGATGCGCTGATCGCCTGGTTCGATTACGGCAGCCCCGGCATCACGCTGGTCGGCGCAGGCGAGACCTTCACGCTGAAGTTCAACAACGCCTCGCCAGGCACCATGTTCACGCTGGTTTAAGCGATGCTGACACCACAAGAAGCTCAAGCCATCAACGCGCTGATCGTCGCAGATCCAGCGCTGTCGTCTCAGCCGCAGACATCAGACGGCGCGTACGCCATCGCGGTCGCGCTCAACACGCCAAGCGAGGCGGGCTATAAGCCGATCACCGTGGGCTCTGCGATGCTCTGGGCAGCGGGCGGACCCCGCGTGCGCATTCAGGCGGCGGCGACCGACAGCCAGCAGCCAGAGGCGGTGCAGGCGAGCTGCCAAGTGTTCCTCGACCTGATCGTGAGCGGTTCCGAGGCGCTGATTCATACCGAGGAGCAGGCGATATTGCAGGCGTTCAGCGGCTGGGTCGTGACGGGCGTCATTACGCAAGCCGAATACGACGCCATCTATGGCACCAGCGGACTTGCTGCGGCGCTGCTCTCTCGCTCCGTTGTCGCCATCGGGCGGGACGTTAGCTATCAAGACGTTATGCAGGCGAGGGCGAGCTAAATGGCAACGTCGACAGTCAATTATTCAAGCAATACCGCCATCACCATTGATCTTGCGAACCTTGGAAGTTCTGCGACTTTCGTTGCAGGAAGAGAATCGAGCCAAGTGGACAACACGTCGAACAAATACATCGACGCTTTAGTGAGCGGGTTTGTCTCTGTTGGCACCACGCCAACGGCAAACACCACCATCGCAGTTTATGTCTATGGGGCGGATACGTCTCTTGCCACCACCGCCCTTGATACTTTGGACGGAACTGACAGCGCAGAGACCTTGACCAACACGGGCATACTCAACGCATTGCGGTTAGGGGCCAGTATTGTCGTTCCCGCGACGACCAGTGACGTTCAGTACATCGTGCTCCCATTCTCGGTCGCCTCGCTTTTTGGCGGGGTCATGCCTAAGTTCTGGGGCTTGTTTGTGTCACAC